CTATTCATTGACGAGAATATTTGGATGTCCAAAAGGTCTTCAATGATGGCTCTACGGTCAGCAGGAGATAACTGCATGAACGGAACAAAAGAAGCTGAACCGAGGATGACTACTTGCGTAAAAGACTTGTAATTTATTTTGAGAATAAATTTCTCTAAGTGCTCTTGGTAGTCTTTAGCTTTCGCATCCTGGTTCACCAAACTGCCATTGCAAAATATCTCAAACTTATTTGGTTTGATGCCACGTATAACTTTATATTGTTTAGTGCCAATACTAAACTCAACTTCTACTTCACAATCATTTGTATTAATAGAATTTAACAACTGTGGTTTATTTATCTTACGGAAAGGTTTACCGAATAGAGAGAAACATAAAGCATCCAATATGGTTGATTTACCGGCACCATTATGGCCAATAATCAATGTATTGGGTGATTGATTTAAATTAATTTCGGTAAACGCAGCACCGGTGGAAAGAAAATTCTTCCATCTAACTTTTTCAAATTTAATCATTCGGTTTCTTGGTTCAAAGCCTCAATGTATAATTCTTTCAGAATAGATTTTAATTTACCATTATCAATCTTTTCTTGTTTGATAGAATCAACATACTTATTTAAAATTGTCAATGTATCTTCAGCTTGGTCGACCATATCATCTTCTAGACCTTCAGAGTAATCTGTAAAATCTTCTGCAATGGTGATGTCTGCTGGGTTGACATTATACAAGTTATTCATGTATTTGTCAAATAGATATGGATTGGTTTTATTCAGGACGACAACCTTAACATATTTACCTGCATATGGTAACATATCTTTTGCATTGATTTCGGAAATTGTTTCTGCCACATCATCATACATTAGTTTATGGAACATTACATTTGGGTTATGTATAAAAGTGAGCTCACGTAAATCCAAATCAAAAAGATGAAACCCACGAGGATCGTTATAGTCCTGCCAAGTGAGTTCGTAAGGATTGCCCAAGTAATAAATGCCATCAGCATTGGATTTATGATGATAATGACCCGAGAAAGTGTACTCAAACTTATTGAATAACGCACGATTCAATCCTTCTTCTGATGGCATGCCACGATGCATAGCAAAGCCTGCAATTTCAAAATGACCCATACAAAAAGGTGCATCAGTTTCTTTCAACATCTGCATACTATCATCAAAGTTTTCTGGACAAATCCAAGGCATCATACAAATTTTGTGTGAACCAACATTAATTTCTGCAGGATCATCTATCACATTGATGTTGCCATACTCACGTAACAACAAATCAATCGAATTTACATCATTGGTATTCTTAAAGTATGTGTCATGATTACCTGCCAACATATGAACACTAATGCCACGTTCAAGAAGTCCATCAAAGAACATCTGTTTGGCACGTTTCAAAGAATAGAAGTTTACGTATTTGCGCCTATCAAAAGTGTCACCAAGAATAAGAACAGTATCAATTCGTTCGCTATCGATAATAGGAAAAAATGTTTCAGTATAAAATTTTTCATAATAATCCAAAAATTGTATGGAGTCATTTCTAGCTCCAAAATGTTGGTCGGTAATAATTGCAACTTTCAAAACTTATCCTTTTTGGTTTTCCCTTTCAACAACCATTTTGCGTAAATTAGTTGTAGAGAAACTGTGTTTACGACTGTTGAAATGTACAGACATTAATAAATCGTGACCGGTAAATTGTTTGTCACGATATTCTTCACCAATGATTCTAACATCAATTGGATAAGAAAGCAAGATGTCCATCAATTCTTTTTCGGTAGTATACGGTACAATTTCATCCACATACTTACAGGCTTGCAATTGGGTAAACCTTTCAAATAAAGATTGAACAGGTTTATTTTTCCAATCACGGTCAATAGTAGGATCGGTTTGTAATCCGACTATTAGGTAATCACATACCGATTTGGCTTCTTTCAACATCATAATGTGGCCGGCATGTAATAGGTCAAATGTAGAACAAGTAAATCCTATTTTCATAATTATTCCTCAATAAATTTTTCAAGGCCTTTGGGTTTTTTAGCTGCATCTTTTTCGGCTTTCTTTGCAGCTCTGGCTTCTTCATAGTTACCAATAAATTCGGAAATGTTTTCATATAATTCAAATTGGCTAGAGGTGCCATCTTCATGTTCCAACATTTCAAACTCATCAAGTATACCAATCATCTCGGTAGACTTGTACTTTACATATAGTTGTTTCTTTTCTTTTTGGATTCTACGTAGGAATGCAAAGTAAATAATTTGAGTGAAGTATGCAAATGGATTTTTAGATTTGGTTTCATCAAAGTTGGCAAAGTACATCAAACAGTTTTCAATACCATCTGATATCATTTCATCTCTGTATGAGTAATTGATAAAGTTTGGTTTATGAGACAAACCTTCCGCAATTTTCATAAAGCATTCACCAATATAATTTGGTATTGCTGGTTCAGTAAGTTTATTCTTTTTGGCTTCCTTAACTTTATCTTTATATTCAGTCAATGCTTTCAGGAAGTCTTCGTTGTTGATGTAATGTTTCTGTTTGCTCATAATATATACCAAAAAAAGTTGTTGACAAAAGGCTTGACATCGAGTATAGTCCTCGGTGTACCCTGTTAAAGATTAATGAATGGTTTGTCCTTCAGAAATATCCATCTGTTCCAATATTACATTCATATTAATATCTTCCATATTAGCTAAATCTTCTTTAGCTTTTTTATTTTCTTTCATATCTTTTATATATTCGATATAATATTCAATAAAATTCTCATCAGGTTCCATGATAGTAATTACATGTGATGAGTTTATGATGGTATTATTTTCTTTCATTACCTGTAAAGGTAACCAATTTTGTAACATCAAAATGAATTGTTTACCTGTATCTTTGATAATGAATATCATCGGATCTTGCAAAAAATATCTATCTCCATTTTCAATTAATCCACAAATAATATCTTCACCAGTAGACAATCGTATAATTTTAACGTCTTTACTTTCCATTTTTAAGTCCTATCTTGTAGATTTTAAAAGAGAACTGCTCTCCTTTATATATCTTCACTCGTTCCACGAAATGTCTGAGTGTAAAGTTCATATGTTTTTTGTATGTGAGGTCGTCTGCAATGTCGTAGAGTGTTGCTTTTGTTTTGCCTTCCGAGTTTCTAAGCCCTCGACCAATTGATTGAAGGTTTCTGACTCGGCTTTTACTTGGGCTGGCAAATATAATATTATGTAAATTCCTAATATTAACGCCAGTAGAAAAAGTACCGTAAGAAGCAACGATAATAGCGTCATTTTCTTTCTCCACAATCTCTCTTAATTTTTCTCTATCTTCAGTTGTTGTTCCACCATGCACAAAGAAAACTTTTCTATTGCCAAGTTTCTCTGTTTCACATATCATATTATACAGTATTTGACCATGTTTTTCAACCATTTGATAGAGAATAAGTGTATTTTCTTTCAAACTTACCGCAAGATTTTTTATAAACCTATTACGATTTTCATTCATAATTAGGTAACCAAGTTCTTCTTGATAGGTATATTCTATCATAGACTTACACAATTCTTCATCGTGTTTAAGAACCAAACATTTAATCTCAAAATCAGATACTTGTTTGTTGTCCATGAGTTCTTTTGTTGTGATAACTTTCTTGCTTTGACCAAACAGACCTTCTAACACGAGTTTGTGTGTCTTGGAATCATCCAAAGTGCCGGTAAGACCAACACGATACTTTGTATTAGTGCAAGATGTAAGTATCTTGGTCAACGATTGTGACTTGAATAGGTGCGCTTCATCACCAAAGATGTAGTCAAACTTCTCAAAATATTCTTTAGGCATCTGATACAACGATTGCCATGTAGATATTGTTAAAGGTTTATCTGTTACTTTATCTTTACCTTGATAAATTCTATGTACATGATTATCTGAGTCCCAACCATAGTCTTCAAAGTCTTTGAATAACTGTTCGACCAATGATGTTGTTGGTACAATAATAAGACCTTTTAGACCTTGATAATCTATCAACTGTCTGACCAAAAGATAAATGATAAGAGATTTACCTGATGCCGTTGGTGATATCAACAACGTTCTACGTTTTTGCATTGCATGAATGAATGCTTCTATCTGATAATCACGAACCTCAAAAGGAATGTTTAGTGTATCGATAAATTTTTTGGCGTGATAGACCGAGAATTCGTCTTCTATATCTGGTCTTGGGTCTTCATAACTTATGGTATAACCACGTTCTTTGCAGAATACTTCTACGTAAGGAAGTAAGCCGAGATAGATTGTTTGGTTTAATAATATAAACAGGCGAATCTTGCCGTCCCATATCTTATTACGATACGCTGGAACAAATTGATAACCTGGAACAAAGAACGTGAAGTATTCAGATAACTCTCTTGCAAAGTGTTTCTCACACATTATCTTTGCATATACTTCATCTTTCTTTGTTATAACCAAATCAGACATGAATTAATTCCATCCAACGGCAATAGTTTTCATGTGATCCACAAGTATAGAAGGATCAAAATATATTGTGAATCCAACTTCTTTAGCTTTCATGCACCATGAGATGTCTTCACCTAAACTGATATATCTTCTATTGCCTTTGCTGTCAAAAACGATATTGCTCATATAACCAAACCAAGGTCTTTCTATCTTTTCAAATACTCCACTTTTCATTGCAATGAAACCAAAACCTGCAATATCAACAGGAATTATTTCTTTCATTTTTAGTACATCTTCTTTTGGTATGCCTTGTGGATATTTTGGTGTCATATTGGTGGATTTTTTTCCATTATGCAACAAATATGTTCCCGATATAATATCAAAGGAAGAATCATATAGTTTCATAAAGTGTTCAACTTTCCAAGAGATATCAGAGTCGATCCAGATTATTTTATCATATGTACATTCTCCATGTAAGGGTCCAGTATCATCGATAGATAATATTCTATCACCACTCATTGTCAATTCTCTGGCATTGCCGACCAAACTACTTGAATCGTTTAACCATTTCCATGATAGGTTTCTTTTGTTTAATTCTGCAATCGTGTTAGTTAGCGATTTAACGTATTGATTGTTTAGTTCAGAGCCTGGTGTCGCTATTAAAACATTATAATGTGGTTTCATAATATTATTGTCCTGAGACAAATTTCTCCCATGAAATGTAATCA